GTGCTCGAGTTTGATCGTCCTACCGTAAGCAAGGAACACCCAACCATGAAGCCTGTTGAACTTTTTTCATACCAGATCAAAAACAGTTCAAAGGAAGGGGATATTGTATTGGACTCTTTTGGTGGAAGCGGTACAACTCTTATTGCATGTGAGAAGCTCAATAGGCGTGCAAGGCTTGTGGAGCTTGATCCGCATTATTGTGATGTGATTGTTGGAAGATATGTGAAATGGTGCAAGGACAACGGACGCGACTATAATATAACCAGGAATGGAGAACCAATACATATGGAGGATTTTTTCAAATGAAGTTATTCAGCAATGAGATAGTTTTCAGGGGCCACCCTGACAAGGTATGCGACCAGATATCGGATGCGATACTTGATGAATGCCTTTCCCAGGACAAGTACAGCAGATGCGGTATCGAGGTTATGGGTGGTAAGAGTGCGCTGTATATCACAGGGGAGATTACAACATGCGCATGCATTGATATCGAGAAGATAGCAAAACGCGTCCTTCATGATGTAGGGTATCCTGACATGAGGATCATTGTTGACGTTGGTAGGCAGAGCTACGATATCGCGATGGGAACGAACAATGTGATCGGAGGTGCTGGGGATAATGGAATGATGTTTGGATATGCATGCAATGACACTCCAGAGTTACTGCCTACTGCAATGATCATCCTCCAGCGTCTCTCTCGTGGATATGACGCATTGAGAATTGCTGATCCGGAGAACTTCAAACCTGATGGGAAGGCCCAGATAACCGGTGTGTATGATGATGACTGGAAACTTGTCGGAATTGATTCATTCACGATCTGTTACCAGAATGCAGAACTTCATAGGAATATAACCGATGAAAAGATCAAGGACCTTTCCTATTCGTGCATGGAAGGACTGATAATCGGAGATCCTAGGCAATTCTTTATAAATCCTACAGGAAGATTTGAGATCGGCGGGTTTATTGGTGATGCAGGACTTACAGGAAGAAAGATTGTCGTAGACAGCTATCATGGTTTTGCTCCCGTTGGTGGTGGTGCATTCAGTGGAAAGGACCCAACAAAGGTCGACAGAAGCGGTGCATACAAGGCAAGACAGCTGGCAAAGAGGATGCTCAAAGAACACAACCTCCGATGGTGCAAGGTTCAACTCTCCTACTCAATCGGTCTTGCATACCCGATGGCAATCTACATAACTAGTGATGGTGGAGATATTGAAGCTACACCAAAGCTTTATGAGGAATGCACTCCATCCACGATCATTTCAGACCTCAACCTGCTTGAATGCAAGTATGAGCCGCTCGCAGCCTTCGGCCATTTTGTAGACTAATTATGAAGCTGACGCCCCAGCAATCCAAGGAATTGGCCGCGCTCATAATCCAGCAGGAGCTTGAGCGCGTTGTACCAAAGATGGACTGTTTCAGGCTTCCAATGCGCATCAAGCTTGCAAAAAGCGGTCGCGGCACAGGCAAGTCATGGTCGATAGCGAGCCTGTTGATACAGATGGCTCACAGGCGCAAGCTTCGCATTGGATGCTTCAGAGAGATTCAGAAAACATTGGAAGAATCGTCCTATGCATTGATGGTGCAGACGATCGAGCGCCTTGGATACAAGGGATGGAAGGTTACCAATGAGAGCCTTGAGTCTCCGTGCGGATCGCACATAATCTTCCGCGGGCTCAAGGACATCAGGGCGGCCAATCAGGTCAAGGGTTTGGAATCGTTCGATATCTTCTGGCTTGAGGAGGCGGCTGTCATTTCGCATGAGAGCTTGGGCATGATCATGCCTACCCTGCGCAAGCCGGGAAGCGAGCTCTGGGCATCATGGAACCCGGAGACTGATAATGACCCGATTGATGTCCGCCTATGGCAGCAGGACCGCGATGATGTTATGCGAGTATGGCTTGAACCAGGGTCTGCTGATAATCCATGGTGGGGACCAGAGCTGCAGAAGGAA